CAGATATTACACTTGTATTAAACACTAATAAGAATATTGCAAACAGATTCTTTAGATTTAAAGACTGTTTTCCTATCAACTTAGGTGCATTAGAGTTAGAATCAGGTGCAGATAATGAACCAGTAACTTGTTCGGTTCAATTTAGATTTACATATTACGAAATAAAAACCACTTCATAAATACCTATATTAGTGGTATAATGGTATATTATGACTTTAGATGATATCAAAGAAATGTGGAAAAAGGATTGTGAGATAGACGATATCGAACTTGATAAATCCTCTCTAGAAGTTCCCAAACTCCATGCAAAATACTCAGAATTACTTACTGATAATTCTATTCGTTTAAAGAATCATCAACTCAAATATCACTTATTACTTAAAGAGAAGTGGATGTGGTTTAATGGTAAATTAGACCAAGACACTATTCAAAAGAATGGATGGTCAGACGACCCTTTTGATGGTCTGAAGATTATGAAGAATGATATGAATTACTTCTTTAATGCAGACGAAGACCTACAAAAGATAAATGCACAAATAGAATATTACAAAGAAGTAGATGCATTCCTAAAAAGATGTATGGAAAACATCACTTGGAGACACCAAACAATCAAGAATACGATTGATTGGAGAAAATTTATGGCAGGGTCATAATGGTATTAGATAATTATATGCACATACAACCTTCGTTTTTAACAATAGACGAAGTTAATTTGATACATGATTTTGCAAATCAACAAAATGAAGAAAATGCATCTGTTGGTAATGAAGGTAATCATGGACAAGATGATAGAATTAGAAGGTCACAAGTAAAGTGGTTACAACCACACGAACTACCAAACAATCTAATTGATAAAATAAATCAAGGTATAGACACTGCACACAAAGAGAGTAATTGGAATTGGGAATTACTCCATCAACAAATAATTCAATATACCATATATCATGCAAAGGGAGAACACAATCAAACTGATTCAGGTTTTTACACATGGCATCAAGATGCAGGGCCACCTAGTATTCCATATAGAGAGAATGGAGAAAATTTGATTCGTAAGACATCATGGGTTATCCAATTATCACATCCTGACCAATACGAGGGTGGTGCGTTTCAATGGATAGAACCTACACCTATATTTGATAGACTTCCACAACACAACATTAGTAATGTAGACATGACAAATGCAATCAGAACAATTCCTTTTTCAGGAAAAGAGGTAGGTTCACTATTGGTATTTCCATCTTTCTTACACCATCAAGTTCCTCATATCACTCGTGGAACTAGAGTATCTCTCGTTGGATGGGTGTGTGGGAGAGATTATGTCTAATGAAAGTTTCAGTATCTAAGGTCGATGATGTCTTTATGAAAGTTCATTGTGATGATGGACTTGCAAGAGACTTATTTGATTTCTTTTCCTTTACAGTTCCTAATGCAAAGTTTATGCCTTCTGTTAAAAACAGATTTTGGGATGGTAAGGTCAGACTCTTTTCTATAAAAACAAACAAAGTGTATATTGGATTACTTCCTTATGTAGATGAGTTCTGCAGGGAGAGAGGATATGAGTTTGAAGGTATCGAAGAGGTAATTGGAGAAAAAACTAGACTCACTGATGAGGATGTTGATTACTTTATTAATGGGGATGATTTAATCCCTGGCTTAGGACTTCCTTTCCAACCAAGAGACTATCAAATCGATGCATTCAAAACTGCAGTGCAATATGGTAGACAACTTTTATTATCTCCTACTGCAAGTGGTAAGTCATTAATTATCTACATGTTGTGTAGGTGGTTTGAAGGAGAAATGTCTCTACCTAACTGTAAGACTGTAATTATCGTTCCTACAACTTCTCTCGTTGAACAGATGGCAAAGGACTTTGAAGAGTATGGTTATAACATACCTATCTGTAAAATCTATAGTGGACAAGAAGTGTTTGATGCACCTATTACTATTACTACATGGCAGAGTTTCAGTAAAGCACCTAAAGAGGTCATGCAACAATTTGATGTAGTGATAGGAGACGAAGCACACCTATTCAAAGCAAACACACTCAAAGGTATCTTAGAGAAGATGAAGACCACTGCAATTCGTATAGGAACTACAGGAACACTTGATGGTTCAGAATGTCATAGACTTCAACTCGAAGGATTATTCGGGCCAGTGAAAAAAGTTATATCGTCATACCAACTCATGGAAGAGGGAACCATTGCAAATATTGATATTCAATGTGTCATACTTCGTCATACAAAACAAAAGAAACTGTCTTATCAAGAAGAAATGGACTATCTTGTAAGTAGTGAATTACGAAATCAATTTATAGTAAACTTAGTGTCATCTTTAAAAGGTAATACACTTGTTCTGTTTCAATATGTTGAGAAACACGGAGAAGTATTATACCCTATGTTAGATGGTCGTGTCAAAGGTTTACATTATGTCTATGGTGGAACAGACACCGAAGACAGAGAGAAAGTTAGAGAACTGGTAGAAAAATCTAGAGACAATGTTATTCTTGCATCGTATGGAACATTCTCTACTGGTATAAACATTAAAAGGATAGATAATATAGTGTTTGCAAGTCCTTCCAAATCAAGAATTAGAAATCTACAATCAATCGGTAGAGGATTAAGAAAATCTGAAGATAAAACTAAGATGAGACTGTTCGATATAGCTGACGACTTACAATGTGATAATTATACTCTCAATCACTTGAAAGATCGTATAAATATTTACAATGAGGAACAATTTCCTTATGAAATACAACAGTTTGACTTAAATTAATGACAAGACCTTCAGACCTAACCCCAACAAGATACGAAGTTATCAGACTGACTACAGGTCAGGAAATGGTTGGTATGACAAGAGAATTATCAGACCAAGGTATTGAGATTACTTTACCAATGATATGTCATTTAACTGTTCAACCTTCTCGTAGCACACTTGCAACTTTCTACCCCTATGCACCTTTATCAGGTGATTCTAAAGTTATCCTTCCATGGGATATTGTTGCACATAGAAATCTTCTAAACCCTCAGTTTATAGATTTGTATGATAGTGCAAGTTCTCAGTGGTTGACTATGATTGAGAATGGGAGTATACCTCTCGTAGAAACTCGTCCTGACCAAGTTGCAAAAGACTTTAAATCTATAATGGACAATAAAATAAGAAAGATTGTCGATAGATTAGATGACTATTCTGCAATGGATGATGATGATGCTCTAGATATTGAAGAGGTTATGAAAAAACTTTATGACCCAATCACTGATGAAGAAGAGTTCAGAATGGCTCGTCCACCTAAGGACAAAAAAAAGTTCCATTAATTTTCAAAAACATATACTTTAGGATAAAAAGTTTTATATATACCTGCGTATAATTTATAATTATATTGTATTATTAACACAACTTATATTTGAAATGACTGAATTAGTAAAAAAAATCACCACAGAAATGAAAAACTTTGACGAAGAATCCTTTGTTGATGGTCTTGAGCTTGTAGTATTAGTATTTGTATTCATTACTACAACAATGGCCATTGCACCAATCATCTAATATGGAATTTATAGCAATATCAATTATCTCTATCTTTGTTAGTTGGTTATACTTATCTTATGCACCAATGCACGAAATTCATGATGCACTATTGGTAGAGAATATGTCAAACCAAAAACATAAACATGAGATATCAACATCAGTTACAACTACCACTAAATAAAACAGTGGATACAACTCCTGAACAAGTAAAGGAGTGGGAAGAAACCGATTTCTTTAGGAAAGGAGACTTTAACCCATTATTACTGTTTGTTGTTATTCCATCAATAGTTCAGGTCGTAGTTGTGGGATTGATGTTTGGAGTATTTGCACTTAATCAATATCTCTTTTATTAATATATCCCCCTGACCACATAGTTATCTTATCATACAAATTTTTCTTTTATAAGGGACTTTTTGTAAAAAATTCAAAAAAATAAATACTAAAAAACCCCTTACAAATACAGGGTTTTTACTGTATTATATACACATGACTACTAAAAAACAAAATGAACACTATGTAAATAACAAAGAGTTCACTCAAGCAGTCTCCGAGTTTAATGCAGCTGTTAAACTTGCAGAATCAAAGGGGAAAACCCCACCTAGAATGACTGAATACATTGGGGAGTGTATCTATAAGATTGCAACTCGATTATCCACTCGTCCTAACTTTATCAATTACACTTATCGAGACGAAATGATTTGTGATGCAATCGAGAATTGCATACAGTATATCAATAATTTCGATGCAGAGAAATCCAACAATGCTTTTGCATACATTACACAAATTTGTTACTATGCATTCCTGAGAAGAATACAAAAGGAGAAAAAACAGGTATTCATAAAACAAAAACAAATTGAACAAGCAAGTGTTATGATGGATTCATTTGATACTATCGATGGTGTCTATGACCCTACACTCACCAATACTAATATAGAGTGGATGCAGGAAAACATGAACCCTGTTGATTATCAACCAAGAAAAACTAAACGAACAACAAAGAAAACATCAAAAAATAATTTAGATAACTTTACTGAATGAAGATAGCAATATTGAATGACACTCATTGTGGAGTTCGAGGTGATATGATAGAAATGTCAAATTACCAAGGTCGATTCTATAATGAGATATTTTTTCCATACCTAGATGAACATGATATCAAACATATCATTCACTTAGGTGATTACTTCGATAGAAGAAAGTATATTAACTTTGCATCTATGAAGGCAAACCTCAAACATTTTATCGAACCGATGAATGAGAGAGGAATCACTATGGACTTAATCCTAGGTAATCATGATACTTATTATAAAAATACCAATGAGGTCAATTCACCTGAGTTACTCTTATACAATCAACCCAATGTTAATGTTATATCAGAATGTCAAACTAAAGAGTTTGATGGTTTCAATATTGCAATGGTTCCATGGATTAACTCAGAAAACTATGCAGATTCAGTAGAATACTTATTAGAATGTCAAGCTTCTATTGCAATGGGACACTTTGAGATTGAAGGTGCATTGATGATGCCAGGCATGATGTGTCAACATGGTCTTGACCATTCATACTTAAAAAGATTTGACAAAGTGTTTAGTGGTCATTTCCATCATAAATCAGAAGTAAAAAACATTCGATACCTAGGTTCTCAAATGCAGTTCACTTGGTCAGACTATGGAGACGAAAAGTATTTCCATATCTTTGATACGGATACACAAGATGTATCACCTATTCATAATCCTTTAACAATGTTTGAAAAAGTATTTTATGACGATACAGATGAGACTTTTGAAACAATAACAAATAAAGACTATTCAAATGTTACTGGTAAATTTACAAAAATTATAGTTGTTAATAAAGACAATCCTTATTGGTTTGATTCATTCTTAGACAAAATACATTCTGCAGGGCCATTGCACTTGCAGGTAGTAGATGATAATAAACATATGGATTTCTTTGACGAAGATGATATAGAAGATATCGAAGATACACTTACGATACTAACAAAGTATGTAGAAGGACTTGATATACAAGGAAAGAAAAAACCATTGACAGACCTTATGTCTTCATTGTATCATGAAGCATTGGACGAACATAACTATCTATGATAAATTTTACAAAGGTAAGATGGAAGAACTTACTTTCATCAGGTAATACATTTACTGAAATAGAATTAGACAAACATCAAACCACACTCATACTTGGAGAAAATGGTGCAGGAAAATCTACACTATTGGATGCATTATGTTTTGGTTTATATGGAAAAGGATTTCGTAATCTAAAGAAAGAACTCCTTATCAATTCAATCAATCAAAAAGACCTAGTGGTAGAAGTTGAATTTACCATAGGTAAAAAATCTTACAAAGTAATTCGTGGTGCAAAACCAAATAGGTTTGAGTTGTATGTAAACAAAACACTTGTTAATCAAGATGCAACCATGAAAGACTATCAAGAACACTTGGAGAAGAATGTTCTCAAAATGAGTTATCGTTCTTTTACTCAAGTTGCAATTTTAGGTTCTGCAAACTTTACTCCTTTTATGCAATTAAAAACTGCAGAGAGAAGAAAACTTGTAGAAGACCTATTAGATATTTCTATCTTCTCAACTATGCAAGACTTACTTAAGAAGAGAATATCAAACCATACAGTGGATGTGAGAGAAACAAACCATGAAATTGAACTTTTAGAAGAAAGAATCCATGGACTACATGGACAACTAAATGCTCTTCGTGAAAATCGTGATGCAAAAATCAAACAACATGAAAACACTGTTAATGAAACCCATAATAACATTAACAACCTCATGGAGAGAATAGATGAAAAGACGAAAAATGTGGTGGAGAAAAAATCCACTATCTCGGATAAAGACCCTCAAACGGATAGACTCAAACAAGCTGTTGAACTGGAGAGAAAACTCTCAGAAAATTATGACAAAGCCAGAAAAGAGATTAAGTTTTATGAAACGAATGACGACTGTCCAACATGTAAACAGGGTTTAGACGAGGAACATAAAAAGTCTCACATTGCAGAAAGAGAAAGTAAGTCAAAAGAACTACAAGGTGCAATGGAAAGTATCAGTGAAACGATTGAAGAGGTCAGACATCGTATGGAAGAGATACAGAGTATACAAGACGAGATAGAAACCATACAAAAGGAGATAGGATTATTACAAACTGAAATCCTATCCAACCAAAAATTTGTTAAAAAGATACAGGAAGAAATTGATAATCTAAGAAACGAAGGAAATGGTAATGGTGATGTGCAAGACAAGATTGATGATAGTGAAGAGTCTTTAGAAATACTTCATACAAAGAAAGAAAACCTTGCAGACTTAGGACACTATTATGATATTGCAACGACACTTCTAAGAGACCAAGGTGTTAAACAAAAAATTATCAAACAATATGTTCCAATTATGAACAAGATGATTAACAAGTATCTTGCACAATTAGAATTCTATGTTGGTTTTGAATTGAATGAATCATTTGAGGAAACTATCAAGTCTAGATTTAGGGATGTATTCAAATACGATAACTTCTCACAAGGTGAAAAGATGAGAATCGACTTATCATTACTCTTCACTTGGAGAGCTGTTGCAAGAATGAAGAATTCAGTGAACACTAACTTATTGATATTAGATGAAGTTTTTGATAGTTCACTTGACACTAATGGAACAGACGACTTCCTAAAACTACTCAATAGTCTTACTGAGAAGACCAATGCATTTATCATATCACATAAAGGTGATGCATTGTATGATAAATTCAATGATGTTCTAAGGTTTGAGAAACACAAAAACTTCTCAAGACTGTCTGAATAATATAAATAGTATTATGAAAACTTTTTCACAATTCACTAATCCAGTTTTAGAGGATATCAGATTAGACCTACCTAAAGTTTCATTGACTGAAGGTGGAATGTCTAAAGGTGATTTGTTTAAAAGAAAAAATAAAGTCGGTTTTATAGAGAAGGGAGATAACGAAGAACTCTTAGATGTTGATGGTAATAAACTAACCATTAAAGATAAATCACTATGGGGAGAGGTTGTTGCAAAACTAGAAGTTGCAATGTCAGATGCAGATTTAGATAGAGAATGGACATCAAATGTCAAAAAGAGTCTAGGTGTTGCACTTGGAAATATCGATAAGATTGCAAATGGGTTCTCAACCATGACTGGAAAAGACCCATCAGGTGAAGACTGGGAAGCAGGTATTGCAGTTGGTCTCATGAAACTAAGTGGTAAAAACTTCTTAGACACACCTGAGTGGGAAAGATTTGGAAAGTATTGGGGAGATTGGGAAGACCAAGCAATGAAAACTGCACAAGACTTTATTACCAAATTAAAAATATCTGAACTTTCACAAACTGGTGCAGCCAAAGATGCAAAACTTACCAAAGAATGGAAAGGAACAAACACTACACCTAAGACAGACTTGATGGATAAATCAGGTAAGAAGAGAGTGTCATTGAAAAAAGATGGTGGTTCTCAGTTGATGTCAGGTAAAAAAGACGAAGCAATCTCTACAGTAGAAGCTGCAATGAGAAATTATTCTGCATCTAAAACAGGTCAAAAAAGAATCAATGATGTATTAAACATACTAGAAGAAAAAATGATTACACTTTCACATAAAGGTTCGGTGACTGAACTAGAAGATATGAAAGGTAAAAAGAACATATCACCTGACTTCCAAAAGAAAATAGAAGAACTGGATTTAGGTCATGCATATGCAAAAGAAATTAACAAAAAGATAGATGACTTATTTAAAAACGAGAAAGACATGAAGTCTTTATTCTGTTGGGAAGCTGCAACAGGACATGGTAAGTTTGGTCAAGATACATGGCCAACTGCAAATGTTATTGTAACTTTCTTAGAAGGTGGTGGAATATCAAATGTCCTAAACCTAAAAGACCCAGTCAAAGATGGTTCTAAACTTGCAGCTGGTAACGATTTCTATGTCTCATTTAAATCAAGTGGTAAAAGTTCTCCATATCTTGCATTCAGAAGTAAGAAAACAAAAATGCAACTCAATAATTCTTTTGAACATTCTACACTTGCAGAAATCATTGTCGAAGAAACAATGAGAGAACCATTATTACTCAATGAAGATTTAGAACAATTAGATGAATTCCAAATTCTCAATAAAGTTTGGCAAAAAACTAAAGAGTTTGCAAAGTCAGTTGTT